CACTCCACTGACTCGGATCCGTGCGTGTGCTGCCGTCGGGCAGTTGCACGCGAAACGGTAACTCCAGCGCAGCCACGCCGCTCGCGTCACGCCAGCAAGGATCGTTTACTGCGGGCATCAGGTAATCTCCTCGTGCGCGGCTGTAAATTCAATGTCGCCCGCCGCACTGGCAAATCCCGCAAGCGTCCATCCTTCAGGAAGGTGAATGGGATTCTCACGGCTGGCGATCACCAGCGTGGCGTCGGCAGGCACCGTCACTGTGCTGACGATGGCGCGAGTTGCAGTGCCGTCGCTCGTCGTCACGGTAACGTCGGCGGCTTGAGTGGAATCGACGTTAGCGGCAACAAGGCTTACAACGCGGATTGCCATGTTGCTCGTCGCACCGCAGGACACGATGGTTTGCGATGCCGTCGTGGCGGCGAGGCGGGCTGTCTTAAATTCAACGCGGGTCGGGCTGTTAACATTCGGCGCGGCCATGATCTAGATGCTCCAGTGGTACACGGGTGAGTAGGTTTCGACTTTCCAAAGGCTTGGGCGAACGGTAACGACGGGCAGCGAAACAACTTGATACGGCCGCACGCCAGCGAATATGTACGAAGGCAGCGAGGAGAACGTGGTGCCGCTTTGCCCGATTACCCAATAGTTCTGTGGGATGCTTGGAAACCGCAGCACTCGCAACGTCATCGTGTGCCCGAGATTGCCGTTCGTTGAATACACGCTTGTGTTGGTAGAAGTAACACCCCAGCCGACAACGCGATTCGTGGCATCGACCAGGACGATCTCCAGCGAGGCGTTTAGAAACGTAGAGCCAGCCTCTTGGGCGAGCAGTGAAGTCACGCGTGATTCGTACGAGACGGTTATCTCATTCTGGCCCTCTGCTAGCGTGCCGAATACCGAGAGATCGCCAGCCCCACCAGCACTCGGAAAATACACAACTTCAGACGGCCCCGGTCGCTGTATTCGCGCAGCACCGCCCGCATGGATGGCGCGAATCGGGTATACCGGCGGCGCGCCAGTCGGGCCGCTGGCTCGCGGTCGCAGGAGTTTCGGGCTCATCGGGCACATGGAACGACGCTCTTGTGGTGATGTAGGGTCAGCGGCTGCGAATAGCCAGGACGAAGACGGCGGCGAGGAGCAGGCCGAGGACAATGTGTTCGAACATGGCTAACCCTTCACAGACACTGTCATGGCGCAGGTTGTGGCACCGACGACGACTGGTGCAACGTAGGCAAATCCGAAGCAGGCATCCGGGATGGGGTGGGCACCCACTGTCACGGCGGTTGTCAGGGCAGAGCCATCGGCGTAAATGCGGACGGGAGTGTCTTCGGCCCCTGCGGAAACGTGCCAGTTGATCTGGGTGGCACCGTTCGTGTTCCCGATGAGAACGCCGCCGCCGGCATACCGACCAAACGGGAATCGCGGCGTGGTGGAAGCCGCAGAAGACCCGGCCGTAATGGTGGCCCCAGTGGAGAAACGCTCAATCTCGCTCATGTTCGCCCTTTCGCTTTGTAGGCATGTTTGTCGATGAATCGCTCCCGCACCTCCCCAGCCTTGGCACCAGGGTTCTTGCGGAGTTCCTTCCTGACCTCTTCGGCCACGATTTTTTCGTTGATCAGCTTCCTCTTCGGGGCGGCAGGGCCGGGGTCATAATTCACTGTCCCCGATACCGCGAGCCGGCGCTTCTTGGCCACTCGCAGGACATCGTCGTTGGACGAGACCCACGCCTCCGGGTCTTGCCAACGTCGCTTGTCAGCTAGACCGCCGCAGTAGTATTTGCCGGAGATGTTGATCCCGGCTGCCTTGGCTTCTTTGACCATCCACTTGGCGGATTCGGCGGGCATGTCATCCAACTGCTGGTTGTTCATGCGGCCCTGCATAAAAGCACGGTCGGAGCCTTTGGTCCCGGGAGCGATCTGCAATGCGACCATCTCCGCGAACCGCTCTCCATACTGAAGGGCGTTCTTGTAGACCTCCACAGCCTCTCGGCCGCGATCACTGATTTGCTGGGGGATTTGCATTGGGTTGTGGCTGTTCTGGTGGAGTTCCAGGAGGCGGTCCTGGGGGCGGGGGCGGAATCATGTAGCGAGCGACATCGACTTGCATGGCTTTGCCCCAGTCTTCCAAGAGCGCATTGAAGAGTTCCGGCCTGCCGGCCTGGAGCAATCCTTGGGAAATGGGTGCGAGGATCTGCATGGCGTTGGTGATGTTTTCGATGCGGGTCGCGATGTTGGGCTTTCGCGCACTGCCCGCCTCAACGCGGTATGAGTACTCGCGGACGATGCTGTCTGGGTTCTCCCCCTGAACGTGCATGCCCCATGCCTGTGCGGCCATCGGGCCCAGGAGCGGTTCGACATCTTGGGGATAGATCAGCCATCGGGCACACAGGGCTTCCTTGCGTGCGACCTCCGAGAGAGCGTCTTCCAGAATCGAAGCGTAGTCGTCCGGCCGTACCGAAATCTGCTCCGCCTTCACCTGGGCTTCTGCGGCTGATCTGAACTGGTTCCTGGTCATTCCGTAAACCAGCTCAGTGAGTCCCACTCTGCGATCAAAGAGAGCCGTGACCTCTGCGATGATCTGGTACATGTCCTGGGTCACCCCTGGCATGTTGAAGACCGAGATCACATCGTTGACCGACCGGCCAACGGCTTCGGAGATTTCGACAATGTTGAAGCCCTTCTCCGACTTCTCCAGGATCTTCGACTTCAGGTCTTGGTCCGCAGCCTTTGATACGCCGATCAGTGTCTGCGATGAGGTCGCAACGCGGGTCGCGAGGAAGCTCATCGCCCAATTAATAAATCGCAATTCCCCGATAGCGGGACGGATCAAAGAGACCGGCCAGGAGTATCCCGGTTTGCCGTGCCACGCGAGCAAGGTGAACGGCCAGCCGCCCGGTTCTGCCCAGAATGGAATCGGCCATTGTGCGGCAAGGAACATCTGCTGAGACACGCCGGTTTCGTCTACAGGCTCCTGGAGCATGGGGAGCGGCATGTTCAGTGGAAACTCAACTCCCTCTGCCACGGCGAGGTAGCAGTTGGGCCCCATGGCGTCGAACTTGCCACGGAGGTCTTTGTCTGCGTCCTTCAGCCGGTCACCGAAGCCGGTCTTAGAATAGATTTCCCAGTAGCAGATGATGTCGTTCGTCTGGCCGTTGCGGCGCTTGTTCTCATAGCCGCGTTCCTTCTCGTCCGACCTGGACGCATACGATTCTAGGTGGCCTTTCAGATCGTCGCGGGACAGGCCAAACTTCGCTGCCACTTCATCGATGGGCTGAATACGCTTGCGGGCACACCAGCGGATGTCCTCAAACTCATCGGCATCCGGATCCCAGACGAGGTTGTCCACTGAGTCGTAGAACGAACCGGCGAACTTCACTGCACTCCCAGGAGGGGAGTACAGTTCATGCCACCACACGCCAGCGCCTTTGATGAACGCCTCTTCCACAACCTTCCGGGAATGCTGCTTCAGGTTCAGTTCGTTGGGCGTGTAGTTCAGATACTGTTCCAAGAGCGCGGCGATGATCTTGCGGCGTTCGTAGTTGAACTGCTGCTGTTCCATGCCCTGCTGGTAGGCCATCATCCCTTGGTCGGGCATCATCACCGGCTGGCCATCCGGACCCATGACAGGACCGTTGGGCCCCATCTGCGGAACCGGCGGCTGCGGGAAGATCCCCAGGAGCGGCGCCGGGACGACGGGGTAGTCCTTCGGCGTCACTGCCCGGGTTGGATTCCGGTGATGGATGACCGACGTAAAGAGGCGAACGGCCTCCCAGACGCGGTTCACGCAGATTCGCACGGCAGGAAGATCAATACCCTTGGCGTAGGCACGGGCCTGTTCTGGGCCCCACATGGCTTCCGGATCGGAGGCGTAGAACCCCAGAGCTTCCTTCGCGTCGTCACTGAAAGGTCGCTTATAGGTCTGCGCCATCTTTATCAGCTTTAACCAGCCGGCCGTGATTGGCGCAAGTGGATTATCAGTACTCATCCGACCACCTTCCAAGACTCGCCGCGATGCAGCATCGCCTCTAGTAGCTCTACGCGCTTTTGCAGGGCCCACACTTTACGGTTGTGGTCAGCGTGCAGTTTCTGGTGTTTGCCACTTTGGACAACAACGAGGTTTTCCCATCGATTGTCGTCCTTAATGCCGTTCAGATGATGCACTTCTTCCTTGCGGCCAAGCATGCGGCCAAGATGCTCTGAGGCCACAAGGCGATGCTCTAACACGTAGCCCTTTCGGCACGCCATCGGATGGCCGGGCTTTAGCAAATGCACATATCCAGCACTGCTTTTAAGCCTGCCGCCCTTCCAGAACGGATTATTGCTGCCTCGCAAAGCCCACCCCGTCGGACGAGAGATGCCCAGACCGCGCACGCGATTTTTGATTGGGCTTGTGCTGCAATTAAAAAGCGCAGCTATCTCCCTGCAACTAAACCCCTGGTCTAGGTACAGCGCAATTAATCGCTCATCAGTGAGGTCTTTCAGGATGCCCTTGTACTGCTTTACCGTGTGGCCAGCAGCCTTCAGCGCCCGCGACAGCGAGTGGACAGATTTGGGCATTCCTGGCATTCGTGCGATCTTGGTTAGCGAAATGCCACTGGCATGCATTGCAGCCACCGCATCTACGTCGAATTGGGATGTTTCTGCCATGAACGCTCCTACTTCTTAGTGTCCTTTTCCGCCCGCTTCTCCAGCATGGCGACACGTTCCGAGAGGATGGCCAACTGCCCGGCCGGCTTGTGCTGCCAAAAACCGTAGGACTTCCACGCCGGAAACTCATTCACGCCCGGGTCATCGACATGGTGGACGGACGCCTTCTCCGTTCCGCCGTAGCCCGGGGCGATAGCCCACAACGTGAGCGTGCGGGCAGATACGTCAGTAACCAGGGCCGGGACCGGCTTGGCACCCTCATGGGCATGAAAGAAGACAAACTCGCCCAATTCGGCCTTGGGCATGATGAAATCGCTCATTGGTATTTCCCTTTCGGAGAGAGGTACAAGACACCGTCGTCGTCTTTCTGTTGGCGGCGGCGCTTGTCGGCCAGATATTTCACCCACCATGGCTCTGGCCCGATGACCTTGGGGGGCTTGTGATACTTGGGTTCGTAGGCACACATGTACTCTGCGGCCTGACAGGCGTGGACTTCGCCCCGCGTCTGCGGCTCGTCGGTCACGTAGACCTGACCGTTGACCGTGGTGGTTTTCTTGCGGTAGCGCTTAATCTCCCGCAGGAAGTTTGGGCACCCGCCATCTAAGACTTTGAACCGCGTGGTCCCGTCTCCCTGGATGTGGAGGAGCTTCCGCATCAGCGCCGTGCGGGCCGGGATGTCGTCTGAGCCTGGAGTAAATCCAAATCCCGAAATCTGCGAGCGGATGTTCCGCTTCTTCAGTTCCTCGCTGTATAGCTCATGCGGCAGTCTTCCTGACCCCAGGTCGCGGAGCATGCCGCCGTGCATGTCCATGATCCAGTTGTAGAAATGCTGGTTCTGTGCCTTGGCTGCAAACTGTTCCCCGAAGATCAGGGCGTTGCACTGCCGGATGTACAGTTCGTCATAGAACAGGATGAATCGTTCATCGGGCGGGATGGCTGCGAAGAGGCACGCCATGACCGTATGCCCCGGATCGATGGCAACGTATCTAGTCCAGTCGCTGGGGACTTGCCCGTCAGGGAGATGAGATCGCGGCATGACATGGACCGCCGTGTTGAACGTCGGATACATGAGCGTGGATTCTGTAGTAAATTCGCCTTCCGCACGCATGCGGAGTTCGTCTACACCGAGAGCCGACCAGCGTTCGATGTTCTTCTTTTTCTCCTCGTCATCTATCGCGGAGTTGTCCAAGAAGCGCAGCGTGAACTTGCGGATGATTGCGTTGGGATCGTTCTCGGACTTCTCGGCGCGTTCACACAGTCCAAGGAGCGCATCATTCTTGGAATGTGGCATCGCACTCCAAATAAAGCGGCCTTTGCGATCAGCGAGGCGGGCTTGCATTTCCCCCACCCAAGCCTCGTTTGACAAGTCCTCGTCACACCAGACCAAATCGGCCGCGAAACCTTGGGGCGGTTCACCTTCTGATGAGAAGCAGTAGATCGTCCATCCCGTGATCAACTCCGCCTTTTGGAGATAGCCGGCGTTCTTCTGCACCCATGCGATTTCTTTGATCATTCTTGGAGGGATCAGAGGAGGTGCGGGTTTGGCCTCTCCCCTTCTTGCATCGTCCTTGCCGGGAATGAATGCCCGCCACTTGTGCGTCTCCTCATCCCGGATCATCCGAAACGCACCGGGGCGAAACAGGATCCTGTGGATTACCATTCCGATGTGGGTCCACCCCTTCCCCACGATCACAAGGTTGCCACCCTCTTTGGGATACTTGTTGTGGGGGTCTTGGCCTGTCGCAGCCCTAGCGATTTCTGCCGCAACACACAGCGTCTTCCCCGCACGATTGCCTCCGATCACGATCCGCTCGCTCGCCATGCACTGGTGGATCTCGTCCTGCTTGGGCATGGGCGTGTACAGCCGCAACGCCTCAATACGACGTTCCGCGATCTCCTGCTGCAACTCCTTCATGGAGTCCAGCGCGTGCTTCGTCATGCCCGCAATCGGGGCACTAGCGGTCGGAGGTGGGGGGATCTTTGGGTGCTTGCGCATTGAGTTCAGAGAGGACGATGTCTATGGCCTCCACTATCGATTTGTCGGACGGTCTGGTCCCAGTGAGGAACTCTGAGCAATACCGTCTCAGGTTCTTCAGGACGACGACCGCATCACCCAGCCGCTGGAGTTCTGCTTGCGTTTTCATATTCACCGCACATCGTTTCCGGAGTTGTCATTGGGAACCGGCTGTCCCCGCTCTCCATCGGCTTCGGGGGATACCGGAGGCACAACCCAATTCGTGGCTCCTTGTTGACTTCGATCCACCACTTGCAAGTTTCGCACTGCTTCATTGAGGTCTTTCTGTGGTAAGGCGTTGATGACCGTCGCCGCTTCCAGAACACGCTTCTGTAGCTCAGTTTCCAATTCGTCTTCTGACCAGAGGGTGAGCGGCTTCTTTGCACCGCCATCTGCGGAATTTTGTGCAGTCAGCCGGACCATGGTCTCCAGCATCTTGGTCCTGAATGCCCCGCCGGCAGGGGCGTCGTAGAACTGCTTCATCCAGGCGTTGCCGAACCCCGCCACGCCACCGAAGTACGTGTAGAGGATCTCCACCAACTCAGAGGAGTGGGGTATGTTCGATCCACCCAGGCGGGCGGCGGCGATGAAGAGATCGACCGCACCCTTCTCAATCTCTTCTAGCTTCTTGTCGGTCTTACGCTTGCGCTTCTTCTTCGCAATCGTATTGCGGCAGTGACGGCACTTGGAGTGATAGCCGTCCTTCGACTTGTGGAAGTGTTTGGGGTCTAGCGGGTAGGTCTTGCCGCACTCGGCGCAGGTCCGTTCGCTAGACACTCACTTTGAACTTGGGCTTCAGGTCCACGATCTTCACGGTCGAATCGAAGTTGGCTTCCCAAGACTGCTTCAGCTTCTCGGAGATGTGCTTGGCTTCGATGAACTGCGGCTTGCCCACGCACTTCGGCTTCCAGTGGCCCGCCCAAGCATCCCAGTTACAGAAGAGCGGATTGTATCCCAGCTTCTGCGTACCAACCAAAGAAAGATCGCGTGTCTGTGTAACATCTTCCGTGGACGCCTTCTCGGCTTGGTACTTGTCTGGGTATTCGTAATAGAACCAAGGCTTGTCCGCGTCGGTCTTGGGTTCCGTGAGTTCAAAGGCCCGCATGTCGTACATGATCAGACCCGTGGGAAGCGCAGCGCATTCTTGGATGCCGGACAGCTTCACGGCCTGGGAGCGTTCGTACATCTTTAACTGGAAGTCCGGATTCGGATTGCCGGTCTGCATGTTCCGCCATTCAAAGACGTACACGCACTCCATCGGAGGCGGGCCGCAGTACGGGGCACCGATGACACACGGGCCCTTTTCGTAGTGGTCGTACAGGAACGAAAAGGACGAGGTGAAGAACGGTTTTCCACCCGGCTCGCAGTCGGGCTTCATGTCGGAATCGATCATCACTAGCACATCCACCCCGTACTCGCGGGCCTGTAGAACGGCACGGTTGCGGGTCATGGTGATCGGCGTGTCGGCAAGGTTCCAGATCCGGATGTTCTCAATCCGTGGATCCCGGGACGCCTCGGCAACGAGGGGTGTCATCCACTCCCTGATGTCCGGGACTTCAGAGGAAATCCCGCCGTTGCCGCCGTAAGAGAAAGTGACCAGACCGACGTTCAGCTTGCGTTGTTGCATGGTATCACCTCGGGGGAGAGTGATGGTATCAAATTAGTGTACGGATGTCAACGCATGGCGAACGGGTTTTGCCATCCGCTCTGCACCATGTTGCCGGCCTGCGACCACAGGCTGTTGATGTCAAACGACGGCCTGCCGGACGCCATGCCCATCTGATATGGCGCCATGCTGTCGTTGAGTCGCTGGATGAATGCGTCAACCTGTCCCGTCTGGGGCGACGAGAACTGACCGCCAGCCGGACTGCCGTATGAAGGGTAGAAACCGGACGGTGGAAACTGCGTGCCGCCGAACGACATGAAGGGCTCGCGGTAGAACGACCCGCCAGAACCAGGAGCACCCCAGCCAAACCCAGAGCCTCCAGGCATCATCTGCGGGAAGCCGCCCGAACCGCCGGCCGGCGAAAGGCCGGGGCGACCGGGTCGCGGGGCGTCCATAATCTCGTTCCCGCCGCTGTCTAAGACTCTCCCGTCTTGCGTGTAGGTCAGGCCGGTTTCGCGGTCGTAGAAGTTGCCGCGAGGCATGGCAGCCTGAGGCGCGGCTGGACTCCGCGTGGACGATGGCCTCGGAGCCTGCTCGCGCCTCGGCTCGGCAGGCTTCTGTACCTCCCACGGGAACGGCATGATGTTTGTAGAACGACGCGGCGGTGCGGCTGGCGGCGAAGCATTCGTCACGGGCGCGGGCGGAATCGGAAAACCACCGCCCGTTCGCGGCTGCTCGGGAATCGGAAAACCACCGCCCGTTCTGGCAGGCGAGCTTCCGCCGGGGTTCCTGCCAACCGCCTCCCAATCAATCGGCGCATTTTGAGCCGAAGCCGGCTTGTACCACGGCATCTGGCCGGTCTGCGCGTACTGCAATCGCTTTTGGGCGTTTTCTTGCTCTTGCTGAATTGTGCGTGCGCGTGTGTCTTGCTGACGCTGGGCCATGGTAGCGGCGTCCGGCATAGGAGAGATCGACCCGCGTGTTTGCTGTTCGCCCTGCCGCATGGTCTGGTTGTAGGAGTTTCCGCCGTACAGGCTTTGGTTGATGTTGGCCAGATTGCTCCAGCCGTTCATGTCCATGCCTGGGATCGGCATGCCGGCTGACTGTGGTGCGTACGCGCTGTACGGAGCGCCCTGCGACTGCGGCTGGACGGGTTGGGCTTGGCCGGGGCGAGCGGCAGTGGCGCGAGGATCGGGACTTCCCTCCCGCTCAGTGACGGTCTGGTTGGTTGCCGGGTCGTAGTAGCCGCTCCAGCCGTCGCTGCTCCTCAAAGGAGTCGTCTGGCCGGCTGACTGTGGTGCGTACGCGCTGTACAGAGTGCCTTGGGATTGCGTCGGACGAGATTGCGCTTGGCCCATCTGGGGCATCGATGCGGCCGGCGAGAACCCGCCACCGGATGCGAACGGAGACTGCATCCCGGTATTCGGCGTGCCGTGAAACGGTCGCTGCCCTTGGGTCATGGAGTTACCAGAGCCAGACGGGCGTCCTGCGGCCTGCGCTTGGTTATTGGTATTCCATTTGTCCCAGTTGCCCAACGCCTGCCGTGCCCGCTGCCCCTCCGATGTTTGCAGGTACTGGCCAAACGGCATGTTCTGATACTGCGGCGAGGGCTGCCACTGCATTATTCGTCACCCTTCTTCGTTGGGATGCTGTCCATGCCCATGCCCGTTCCTTGGAGCATGCGCAGTTTGATGATGTCCACGGACTCCGGCTTCCGCGTCTCGGCAATGAGTTGCCGGAGGTAGTCCAGGTTCTGGATTGCTGGTTCCATAAAGAAAACGCCGCTGGCCAGTTGCCCAGCCAGCGGCGCCCCCGATTGCCCTGTGACGGGCAGTTCTTAGTAGCGGGTCTTCACGATGGCCAGGACGTTCGCCCCAGTGGTCGCACCCGTGCTGCACGCACGGCCGAGAACACCGAGACCGTTGTCGCCGGCACCAGTCGTCGCAGCACCCACGCCGCTCTTCGTCACGCGACCAGCCGTGGTGCCCGTCGAAGCCGCAGCGGTGATCGCCGCGAGACGGTCGCCAACGACCAGATCCGAACCGCTGAGAGCAACAGCCACCTCAGTCGGACCTTCCACCGTGACCCAGAACACATCGTTCACCGCAACGCCACCCGCCGCGAGGTACTCGTCCACCACGCCAACGCGCTCTTCGTTGGTCGCCGTGGTGTAGCCCTTCGTCTGCGTGAAGGACGCCAGACCGGCCGTGCCCGTGTCGAACGCCACAACCCGCTTGGGGGCCAGGGCGATGGACGACGCATTCCGCACAGCAACGCAGGTCTTCACCCGGTTGCTGCGGATCTGGCCCGTGACGGGATTCACATCCGGGAACTGCTTCACAGCCCCAACCCAATTAGCACCGTCATTGGCGCTGGTGACCCCAAGGGTCTGACCAAGCGAGAACGGCGGATCAACAAGAAGACTCATTTCAGATCACCTCTTTCTTTAGGCAAGGGCTGCGAGTTTGAAGAAGTTGCGCGGGCTCTTAAACTTAAGGTTGCCCAACGTTGACACAACGTAGCGATACTGCTGGGTGATCTCGTCGTAGAACGGGCCCTCAGAGTTGAGAAGCTGTCCTTCCATGCAGAGCAACTCCATGTTGCCGATGGCGAGACCGTAGCCAGTGTCGGCCGGAATCGAATTTTCCGCCGACACCTCAACTCCGTCGAACTCAAACACATCCGTGAAGCCGTAGCTCCGCAGACCGTTCTGACGGCTGACGATGACCCGTTCCTTGTCGTCCAGCTTGTTCAGGAAGTCGATGTACCAACGACGGTTCAGGAGAACCATGTCGATCTGGTCTTCCTTCGTATCGTTGCGACGAGCCTGATGAAGCGCCTCGCGGAGAGCCTTGGCACAGTTGGCTGCCCAGGTCGTACCGCCGTAGTAGCTGCTGGTCACGTTGGCGATGACCGGCGAGTAGAAGTCGAACTCCGGATCGGCCTCACCGTTCGGCCAAACGCCCGTCTTCTGCGAGCCGCCGTACGCGCCCAGGACGGTCGAAAGACCGGCGTAGGTGTCGGACGGATACGCAAACGGATCCAAGGCATTGGCCGTACGCTGGGCGCCGGTCGTCACATTGATGGTGCCGTTGGTGCCCAGGAACGACTCCAGGCCGTGGAAGCGAAGCTCGTTGCCGGCTGCGTAGCCGTCAACCACCCACTCCTTGGCAAGGTACTGTTCCATGCTGGTCAGGAGACGCGAAGCCATCTTGCCAGCAACGTTGACGAGAGCTTGTGCGCTACGATTTTCCAACATTTCCTTCTTGTAGATCGCGTCGGTCACTTGCGCGCCACGATACTCCAGTTCGGCGTTCTTCCAGAGGTTCTGGCGAGCAAACGAGCGAGGAGTCTCACCGTTGTTGCCGGATGGGGTGTGGTTGCGATACTGGATTTCCCAGTCGAAACCTCGTCCCGACATGTTGGTGCGAATGTTGCCGCTGCCTTCCAAAGCAGCGAACACCTTGTACTTCCGCAACGAGGCGACCTCTTCCTCCCGAAGGTGGTTGACAATCGTCGTTGCGATGGAACGTGCCCAGTCAGTCGAACTAGCCATTAAAGGACTCCATCGTTAACGAGTTGGCCTTTCAGCCGCTCTTCAAAACTCATCCGAGAACGCGGTGCCCTCGGCTCTGTGGTGCCTGCACTTCGATTCGGAGCGCGGGTTGCACGCTCGCGAAGGAACTGCATGTTCTGTTGTGCAACGGGGTCAACGGGGGCTTGGGGGGCAAAGCCTTGGGGCGGTGCCTGCGGCGGCATGGCCTGTGGCGGAGCCTGCTGCATCTGCTGGTAGCGGAGGTTCAGGAGATCCCGCTGGAGCATGCCGGTCGCGTACTGCCAACGGGCCTTGGGATCTTGGATGCCGATCTGCTGGGCCTGTCCGATGTACGCCTGGATGGCCTGACCTTCCCGGCTCACCGATCCGTCCTGGTTGTAGAGCCAGTCGGAGTTCTGACGTTCCAGATCCTGGACGTAGTTCTGCGACTGATACTGGCCCAGTTGCTGTTGGACAAGCTCTTGGGCCTTCTGCATCGCGACTTGTTCAACGAACGGCTTCAGCGTGTTCTCGGGATCCGTGACCAGCTTGCGAGCAAAGTTCGCGGTGTAGTCCTGGTACTTCCGGAGAGCCTGCTGGGCCTCAAACGGAGCGTTGGGGTCGATGACCTCTTTGCCCGTCTGCGGGTCGCGGACGATGTACGACTTGTAGGTGTCTTCGATGGACGGGGGGTTCCACCACTTCGGCTGCTCGGGAGCCTTGGGGCGGCTGGCTTCCTGCTGGGCGGCGAGCCACTGCTGATACTTCTCGCGGTTCTGGACGTAGTCCGTGGTGTGCGGGATCAGCGACTGGAACTGCTGAAGCTGACGCTGGGTCTCACCGTAACCGTTGAACGCACGGTACAGGTTCTGGGCGATGGCGAGATCGTCCTGGCCCGCAAATTCGGGGAGGTGCCTGAAAGCCAGGTAGGGGCTTTCAAAGCCTTCGCTCTGCGGCGCCGACTGGGGCGCCGACTGCGGGGGAGCGGAATCAACGGGAGACGAAACGGGGGCTTCGGAAACGGATTCGTTCTGGAGAATTTCGTCG